TCATTTCTTGTTATCTGCAATTTCTTTCTTAAGTACCTTTTTAAATATCTTTGTCATTATTTTCTTTAATTGATTAATAACGCTTTGTAAAACTATTGAGCCTGTGACAGCAGCTGTGGCACTTACCCCAGATGCTATTACACTTGAGGCAATGACCTCTGGTGCTGGTATAGGCATTTCTCCAAAAAAAGGTATATTAAATGTAGCTACAGGTTCTTCACTTGATAAAATTTCTTTGGTGTTTGGCGGGATTGTCGGTATTGTCTCTTGTTTTAGTTGTAACTCTTCCTCCTTTGAAGATGATGTTTCTTCTTCAGCAGAAGATTCCTGACCTCCCAGACCCGACTCAACTTGTTCCAGACTTGGAAGAAGTACAGGGTCTAGGTACGGAACGTCTGCCACAGGTGGATAAAAAATTGTTTTAGGTGGTACTAATACGTCTATTTCTGGCAAATGCGGTAGATATTCGTTCATTTTTTGATAGTATTGTTATAACCTTACACTTATTCTTTTGAGATAGCATCCTTGCGAGGTATTAGTCTAACTGAGATAAGAGGCGGTTACGCAAATTTTATTTCATCCTTAGATGGCTAACTTTACTCCGTCAAGGCTCGGACTTGTTAACAATACAGGTACTGGCTATGACGATCTTTTTCTCAAAGTTTGGAGCGGAGAGGTTCTATCAGCCTTCCGAAAAGCTACGATCTTTGAAGCATTACATACAGTTCGGACTATTCAATCAGGAAAATCCGCACAATTTCCAATTATTGGACTTGCTACAACTAGCTACCACCAAGTAGGTACTCAGCTTACTGGTTCAGCAATTAAACATGCTGAAGCTACTATAAATATCGATGACAAACTTGTAAGTCAGGTATTTTTGGCAGACATCGAGGAAGCCAAGAACCATTACGATGTTAGAAGTCGCTATACAGCTGAAATGGGAAATGCTTTAGCATATCGCTTTGACCAGAACGTAGCTGCTGTAATTGCCCAAGCTGCAAGAACGGCCACTAACTTCAATACAGATTTGGCTGGTGGTACAAGAGTTAAAATTCTTAAGTCTGGTACTGCAAATACGGCTGCTGCCGTAACGGCTGTTACAGGTGCTGACTTGGTAACTGCTCTTTGGACTGTTGCAGAAACATTTGATACAAACAACATTCCAGAAGACAACAGATATTTTGCTCTTGACCCAGCAAATTACTATAAGTTAGCTCAAACAACAGATGTTCTTAACAGAGATTGGGGCGGTTCTGGAGCATATGCAGAAGGAACAGTTCTTAAGGTTGCTGGTATTAACATTATCAAATCTAATCATTTACCTAAGACAAATAGAACTGCGGTAACTGGTGAGAACAACACATATCACGCTAACTATACAGACAATATCGGTCTTGCATTTACTCCAGATGCAGTCGGTACTGTTAAGTTAATGGACTTGAAGATGCAGCAAACAGGAAATGATGTTTCTGCATTATGGCAAGGTACATTTATGGTTGGTTCAATGGCTCATGGTACTGGTGTATTACGCCCTGACTGTGCTATTGAGGTATATGCAAGCAACTCATAAGTAGCTAATATAGGGGGGAAATTCACCCCCCTACTACTATGCCTAAAGGTAAAGGAACTTACGGAACTAAAAAAGGAAGACCACCAAAAAAAGGAAAATAAATGGTACTCGCAAGAACTACAAAACTTCAAGCAGTAAACAAAGCCTTACAGATGATGGGAGAAGCACCTCTTAACTCTCTGCAAGGCTTGTTTGGTTTAGGTAACTTAGCGGAAACAACTATTGATAGTGTTAGTCGTAAAGTGCAAACAGAAGGCTGGTCATTTAATACTGATTATCAAGTAAGTTTAGTTCGAGACTCTACAACTAATCACATATCAGTTGGAGATAATGTTAGTAGAGTGGTAGTTGACCCTTACGATTATCCTGATTATGACGTAGTTCAACGTGGTCAAAAATTATACGATAGAAAAAATAATACTTATGTCTTCACAGAAAATTTAAAAGCAGATTTAACTATTATTCTTGATTGGGATGACCTACCAGAACATGCAAGAGTTTACATAATGACTAAAACTGGTAGAGAATTGCAAGAGTCTATGATTGGTAGTAAAGATTTAACAGAAATAAATATATTATTAGAGCAAGAAACTAGAGCACAGTTTATGGAAGAAGAAACAACTTTAAGTGAACATAGTATGTTGAGAGGTAACGCTAAGAGAAATTATCCTGTTCTTGGGTTTAAGCCTATATCTGTATTACCTAGAAGCTAATGGGATTAATAAGTAGTACTATTCCCAATATGATTAATGGGGTTAGTCAGCAACCCTCTGCATTGCGACTAGCCTCTCAGGCCGAATCAGTTGTAAATTGTTTGTCATCACCAGTTGAAGGTTTAACTAAACGCCCACCTTTTAATCACATATCTAAATTACTTTCTGGTACAGCTGGAACAGGCAGACCATTTATAGATATTGTTGATCGGGATGGAACTATTCAGTATTTAATAATGATTAGGGATGGAGCTATAGATGTATTTAATTTAGATGGTTCTGTTCAAACAGTAAACTGCCCTAACGGAACTGATTACTTAGATATTTCTAATACTTCTAACCCTTCAGATACATTTAGAATTGCCTCAGTTGCCGATTACACGTTCATTATTAACAGAGAAAAAGTAGTAACAATGGACCACGCTGGAACTTATACGCAAAACGATGGGGCAACACCACCAGCAGCTGGAACTATAATAGCTGTTAACTCAAATGGGCATGGGTTAGAAACAGGTGTAAAAGTACAAATAGATTTTGAAACTGGTACTACTCCAGATGGAACTTATGACGTAACTAAAGTAGATGATAATAACTTCACGTTGGTTGGAGCTTCAAGTTTAGATACTAGCGGAACTTGTAGGTTTAATGAACTGTCTCCAGATGTATCACGCAAAGGAATTATTTTTATAAAAGCTGCTGACTATGACACAACATATACAGTAAAAATAAAAGATGCTGCTGGTACTACAACTTTGGCTACGGCAACTCATCAAACCGCTTCAGCTGGAGGTACAGTACCTAACTCAAACACTATTGCATCTGATTTAACCAGCCAGTTAACCAGCCAATTATCTAGTGGTTGGACTTTTACTGTTGACCAATACATTATAAGAATAGAAAAAAATGACGATACTGAATTTACTATAGAAAGTACTGACTCTAAATCTGGTACTTTTACAAAGGCTATTCGAGGAGCTATAGATACAATTAGTGACTTGCCAACATTATGCGAAAAAGATTTTATTGTTAAAGTGCAAGGTACTAAAACAACAGGGCTAGACGATTATTACGTTAAATTTGAAACTAGCAATAATACTGCATTTGGTTTTGGTATCTGGAGAGAAACAGTTGGCCCACTAGAACCTTTTAAATTTAATAAAGCTACTATGCCTTATGTTTTGGTTCGGGATGCAGCTACAAGTACTTTTGAATTTAAACAATTTGATTGGTCGCCAAGAATAGCTGGAGATTTATTAACTGCTCCCACCCCCACCTTTGTCGGAACTACGATTAATAATATAAATACTTTTAGAAATAGACTTGTATTATTAGCAGACGAAAATGTTTTAATGAGTGCTGCTGATAGTTACGATAGATTTTTTCCAGAAACAGTACAAACGATTGTAGATAGTGACCCTATTGATTTGGTTACTGGTGGAACAGAAATACATTTTTTAACTTCTAGCTTGGCCTTTGCAAATACACTATTGCTATTTAGTCGGCATGGTCAATTTAGATTAGACGCTGGTGCTTCAACTATTGGTGGTGCATTAACTCCTAAGACTGCAACAATAACAGCTATTACTACATATGAAACTGAGTCAACAGTTGACCCTATAGCGGTTGGTCGAACTGTTTATTTCTCTATACCTAAAGGAGAGTTTAGCGGTTTGCGTGACTTTTATCTTCCAGACGTAACAGCATCAGTTCCAGTATCAGAAGAAGTATCGTCAGCTGTTCCAAGATATATTCCAAGAAATATAGTTAGTATGGTTAGTTCAGCATCAGAAGAAACAGTTATAGCTATTAGTAAAGACCAGCCTAAACGTATTTATTTTTATAAATTCTTTTATGAAGAAGATCAAAAACTCCAATCATCTTGGTCGTATTGGGAAGTAAAAGGAGACAAAGAAGTACTTGGTGCATCAATTATAGATAGTGATGTATTTTTTGTTATGCAATATAATGATGGTGTTTACCTAGAAAAATGTTCTTTACGACCAGAATCAGTAGATGAAGGCAGTAATTTGGAAATATTATTAGATAGAAAGATAGATGAAACTAAATGTCATATCAACGTAATTAACCAAGGTGGTGCTGGTGTTCAGTCAATTATTTCTTTACCTTATCCAACTGCTACAGCTGGAATACAAGTTGTTGTTGGTAGGGATGTTGCTGGTAATACAATACAACATGGTCAAGTAACAGTTCCAAGTACAGAAACTTTATCTGGAGCAACACAGTCTGGATTTACTGGTAACGGAACTATGACTGTATTAGGTGATTTATCAAACGCAAAATTCTTTATAGGAGAAAGGTATGACATGCTTTATGAGTTTAGTACACCATATTTAAAAGAACAGCCAACTGGTGGTGGTGTGGCCGTAGTTGCAGGGCCAAGACTACAAATAAGAACTTGGACATTTGTTTTTGATGATACGTCTGCTTTTAAAATAAGAGTTACTCCAAGAGGTAGAAATGCTTTTACTTATCCGTATAATGGATTTATTGTTGGTCAAAACCCTCCAGCGTTAGGCCAAGCACCATTTTTAACTGGTAAATTTAAAGTACCAGTAATGGCACATAACAATGACACCAAGGTCGAAATCTTAAGCGATAGTCCACTACCCTGTCGTATTCAATCATCAGAGTGGGAAGGATGGCTACACACCAGAGCAAGACGACTATAGGCAAATTTCATTGGCGAAAGTCAATATTGTCTGACGTAACAACTGTCGCTGCAAATATGCGACAAGAAGATAAAGAAGAAGTTTTAGCTTATTCTGGTTCTTCACCGCAAGAAGCATTGTTTTATTGTTTTTTTGCTAGTAAACCTTGCATGACTATGGTGGGAAGAAAAGGCAATATTATGGGTATGTATGGAGTTGTGCCTTGCTCTCCTAAAGTTGGAAGGATATGGATGTTAGGACATAAATCTATGACAACTGACTATAAAGACGTAAGAGCCTTTTTACGTTGCTCACCTATAGAATTACAAAAATTTCATTGCAATTATCCATTGTTATACAACTATGTTGATGCAAGAAACGAAACTCATATAAAATGGATTAAGTGGATGGGTTTCTCAATCATCAAGAAACACGCTACATTTGGAGCAGAAGGTCGAACTTTTTACGAATTTGTAAAGAACTAACTATGTGCGGTGCAATTCCTATAGCTGTTATCTCAGGAGTCTTAGGCGTAGCTGGTAGCTATATGCAATACCAACAAGCCAAGACAAATGTTGCATATCAGAACGCCCAGCAAAATTTACAATATCAAAGCAATATGTTACAGGCTCAGTCCAATCGGATGACTGAGGATGTAAAGAAACAAATGAATGATGATGCTATTCAGCATGCAAATTATTTAGCAGATTTGCAATATGAAAGAGATAGCACCAGAATCACTATGAATCAGATGCAGCAGCAAGAACAAGCAGCACAAGAAAAAACTGCAAGGGGTCGGTCATATTTAGAAAAGAGAGGAGAAGTTGCAGCATTAAGAGGATTAGGAACAAACGCATGGACTTTGATTGCGGATATAAAACGCACACAAGCAGCAGCAGACTTTATTACGAATCGAAATACTGCGTTTAGTTTGGCTGGTACTCAATCTCAGCGACTTGATGCACAGGCTAATCGGGCAAGTAGGCGAGGCCAGACTGCAACGTATTTGAAGAAAACGTATCTCGACCCTGTTAAACCTCTTAAGATACCGAAACCTAGTTTTGGGCCATATGCTCTGGGCATGGCCAGTTCTGTTGTTGGTGGCTTTAGTACTTATGGCCAGCTAAATGCTGCTGGTATGAAAGATTGGAAATTAGCAAAAAATTAAATGGCAGCATCAATTAAAAATTTAAGTCTTGGAAAAAACGAAGACCCTAAGAAAAAAGGGGGAGGTGGTGTTGCTAAACAAATATCACTAGATGGTGTCAATGTACCACCAGTTGTTGGTAGTACAAAAATAGAAGAACCTAAACTTACTAACGCCAGATGGTTTGGAGAAACAGCTGTAACACCAGCTGCATTAACAAAAATACCCCAGCTTGAATTACCAAGCATGAGGGGAGTTATAGAAAATGCTACTCCAGAAGATGCTGGTAACTATGCAAGTGCGTTATCTACCTTTGCTCAGACTGTTACTAATTTTGGTAGTGCTTATTCTAAAAAAATAGACGCAGATTTAAAAAAATATGAGAATCAAGCATTTTCAGTATTTACTGAATTTGGCGACCCTACACAGCCAGTAAAAGATTTGAATGGCTATATAAGTAAAATTGATACAAGAATAGAATCACTAACAAATAAAGAAGTAAAAACTGAAGACGATAAAAATGAGATTTTAGATTTACAAAAATTAAAGAACCAGATAACTAATAATAGAAATTTTAAGAGCGTTTTATTATCAACTACAAATAAGAATATTGTTTTAAACAGAGCTTATAACTGGACTTACGCAAAGAAAGACATAACAGTTCCTGAGACTAATTTAGAAGGTGGAGTTACAGATAAAAATGCAAATCTCAAAGAAGTAAGGGTATCTGAACTAGACCCTTCAGACCCTAGATATGTTGAGGCTTTTAATAAACATGTATATGGTGGAGTAGATTTAAGTACCTTTGAGCATAACAATATATCTGGCACAATTTCAAACATACTTGCACAAGATAGATATAAGCAAGAAGGAGTATATGCTGACCTTACTAAAAACAAAATACTAATAAATAGCAATAACTTATTAGACGAAAAAATACCTTTGCTTATTAATGCTGAAAATGGATTTTCTGTCGCAGCTTTTAATACTGAAATTCAAGAGCAGTTAGAATTTATAAATAATACTCATCTATTTAACAAAGAAGAAAAATTAGCTTTTATTAAAACTGTAGTATCTAAATTAGAATTTTATTTAGGAAATAACCCTGACGTAAACGTAGAAGATATAGTTAACGAAATATTTTTAGGGAAAAATTTAAACACATCAGATGCAATACATCCATTAATGATAGGCCCATCAGAGGGCAGATTTAAAAAAAATGGCAAGATAAATCCAAAACAAATGCTGGTTGAACAGATAGGAGGTAAAGATCAGTTAAATATAATTATTGGAAATACTATAAAAAAACAAATAGATACTAGAGAAAAAATAGAAGAAGGTAATATTAGTGGTTTTGAAACAGAATTTGCCAGCGTTCTTATTGATAAAACTCAAAATGGTAAAAGTTTTATGGAGCTTATTATAGATGGCCAGCTTGATAGTGCTTATGGTAATGAGCATATTGCAGGGTATATAACTGCATTGAAAACAAGGAAACAAGAACTAACAGAAAAATATAAAGATAATCCAAAAATGCTTAATTATATAAATCAGGCTTATAACACATCTATAAAAAACATAGAAAATAATTTATTGGCTAGTGATTACGATGAGGAGTTATCCGTTCTAATCAAAATGAGTCACAAGATTGCTGCTGGTGATGTCAGCTTAATGGATGATTTTAATGACAGAGTTACTATGTTTGAGTCAAGCTATCCGATAAATAAAGCAACTAAGGATTTAACTCCAGTATTAGAAAGAGTTAATAAATTTCAAGATGCAACTAATAAGAGTTTACTTAAAGTTGGTATTGACCAAGTTAAAACATTGCATAATGAATATGCAGAGGGCAGAACAGAAGATTACAATAAAGACTCTGTATATAACACACATGAATTACAGATACAGCGTGAGATTGAGGAGATAGTTGCAGAAGCCAATAGACTTTATCCCAACGATAGAGAAGGCAGACAAAATTATGTGACAGATACTATTAACACTAGATGGAATAGAGGTGATTTTATTCCAGATAGAAACGCAAAAAATAATAATCCTGTTTATGGATTTACTAAAACTAATAAAGCTATTAAAAACTTTTTTAAAGATACAAAGAAAGGTGGAATAGATGCAGACGGCATTTTTGTAGATGAGCCATCTGGTAAAAGAAATTTTTTGGTTTATGTAAACAAATACTCTCGACCTGTTTTTAGAAAAGAAGTTTTATTTAATAAAGATCATACGGATGGATTGATAGTTAAATGGATGAGCGGAGAAGATATAGGTGAAGAATGGGATATTATTGAAAAGAATTTAGAGTTTCATGGTATTGATACAGTTGACTTTTTTCTACAAGAAGTTAATAAGTTGGGTATCCCACCAAAAAAATTCTTTAAATCTACATTATTAAAGTTCCAAGGTAAAACTAAAGAAGAGCGAAGAATACTATGGGAAAAGAAAGGAGTTGACGTTGAAGAAGAAGTTAAATAATGTATCATTAGGATATTATAAAAGGCTGTAAATGGAAGAAACAGAACTTATTACATCAGCTGTCGTTGAAGATGAGAATGAAGACGAAGAAGAGGAAAGTGAATTTCAATTTAATTATGTACCCGAATATAAAAAAGATACAAGAAAAGAAAGACGAGAAACTCAGTTTGAAAATAAAGAAGAATTTAACAATGACGATATAAATATTCAATCAGACGATACTTTAATTTCTATAGAAGATCAAAAAGAAAATTATTATAAAGCAATAGCATCTGGAGAAGGAGTCGTAGATACGAAAGAAAGGTCTAACTTCTTTGGCATTGAATATTCTCCAGAACATTTAAAAGGTAAGGTGCATTGGAGAAATAGCCTTGGTGATTTTTTAAGAATGACAGATAGGGCTGGTATTGGTTTTGCACAGAATTTATTTAATACTACTCAAGATTTAGGTAGAGCAGACATGCCAGCCTACATATCAGAAATGCTTACAGGTGACGTAGTAAGTAGTACGAGTATTGGTTTACGAGCAATTAGAGAAGGAATAAAAAATAAAAGTTTTGCAGAATTTTTTGACGAGTTAGGTTTTGGTGAGAACTCAGAAAACAAAATGAGTCTTCTTGATGCAACGCTTTCAAAAGGTGGAAAAATAAATAATTACGCACAGTTTGATGCCCTATCTGCCCAAGACAGAATGAATGGAGTAGATTATGGTTTATATGGTTTACCTTCTTTAGTCGAATTAAGTGGCGGTTATCCTGAGAGAGATACAGGTAGATGGTTTGCAGACGGAGTAACTAATTTTCTTGGTGACGGCCTACCATTTTTCACTATAGTCGCAGCAGCGATGGCCGAACCTACCCCTTCAGCTGAAGTTGTTTTAGCTAAAAAAGTTTTAATGAAGGCAAAAGCATCTAGCCCACAATTCAGATCATTTTATAATCTTGTATCTAAAAATATTTTAAATGGTAAGGTCGGTGCTACTACTAAAACTCTTATCAAATTTGGAGCAAAGGAATCTATTAAGGGTGCTGGTGCAAGTGCAATAGCTGAAGCAGTAGTTGGTAATCCCTATCAAGATTATGGAATGGATGCTATCTTGCCTGATTGGTTGGATTATGAAAAAAGATCAGACGATAGTTTCTTTGAAGCAAAAATAAAGTCAATGATAGTTTCTGAATTTATATTAGGGCCATTATTTGGAATGGGTATAGGCTCTATTGGTGTTGGTACTAAACCAATAAGAGAGCCAATTATAACTGCTTTTTCTCAATATTTTAAAGAAGGAAATAAAGATGCTTTTAAAAATGCAATGCCTGATTTAATGGGTGGCATACAAAAAAGAGCAAATCAATTTAAAGGGCCAAACAGAAATAAACTTAGCTATAACTATTATCTTCAAGAAGCTAAAAAATATATGGATGAGGCCGAAGGTGACATGATGGGAGCATTTGTAAATTATGTTTTTGATACAAGTATTGTTAAAAAAGTTACAGAAAAATTACATTCTACTTTTATTGATTTAGATAAAGTAACAAAACAAGTAAAAGATTTAGAAGTTAAAGATAAAGACGTAACCAATATAGAAGTAAACGATATACAACTTAAGAAAAATGAAGAAGAATTAGGAGTTGCAAAGAAAAAAATAAAAGAACTAGAAACACGCCTTGAAACTGAAAAGAAAACTTGGACTGAAAAAATTAAAAAGGCTGCTGTATCTGAAGATAAATTAACAGAAAAAGTAATTATTAATCAAAGCATAAGACCTACTACTGATATAAATACCAATAATAAATTAGGACTAGGGCAGGGAGTTAACTTTAAAACACCAAAGCAAATTACAGCTGTAAACCCTAACGACATTGTTATAAGACCAGATGTATTTCAAGTTAAAGAATCAGGTAAATTAAATCCAAAAGGAGTAAGTGGTTCTTTATCAGAAGAGTCTAGTTATGACCCTAAGTTTGCTGGTTTAATAAGTGTATGGACAGATAAAAGTGGTGAGCTAGGTGAAGCTGGAAGAATATATGTAATTGATGGTCACAACAGAATTGATTTAGCTAAAAGATCAAATGCTCCAGAAGTCAATGTACAAATGATTGAGGCTTTAAATGTAGAAGATGCCAAGGCCGAAGCTGCAATTATTAATATTAATCAACTTAATTTTACTCAGCAAGGAGCTATAGCACCTATAGATGCAGCAAAAGTAATAAAAGCTAGAGGTTTAAAACCATTAATAGAAATGGGTATGAACCCTAAAAAGAAATTAGTTATCCAAGGTCGGCAGCTTGCAAGATTACCTGACTTTATGTTTAGTAAATTAATATCTGGCGATATTGGATTAGAAAAGGCTTTAGCTTATGGGTCAGAAAAAATATCTCCAGTTGCTATTGGCGATGTTTATAAAGCTATTGATAAGAAAAATCCTTCGATAGATACAATTAAAGAAGCAATCCAAATGGCCCGAGAGGCAACAGAAGTCGTACCGCAAGAAGGCGATGGTTTTTTACCTACAATGGCTGCATATTTTAAATCAACAAATACTCAGAATTTATTAAAAATAAGATCGCAGATTAGATCACAATTAAGAAAAAAACTTACAACACTTAAGAACGTAGGAACACTAGATAAAAAAACTGGAGTAGAAACAGTAGCTGGTAATAGAATTAATTTAGAAGGCACACAAAATGCAGTACTTGAGGCCTCGCAGGCTGTTGACCTATTCAATGCCGTAGCTGCCTCTGGAGGAGAAACAACACAGATAATAAAAGAACTAGCTGGACTTATTGAGAAGAAAGGTAATCCACAAAAAATAGTAGCTGATAATTTAGATAGAATCCAAGACGCTATGCAGTTGGAAGGTAGTCCATTATTTAAGGGTTCAGAAGTTGTTGAGATAGCACAAGAAGTTGACAAAGAACATCTTGCAAAACAATCGCTATTAGTTAATGAGCAAAATAAAATTACCTTTAACGATCAAGATATAGAGGGTTTAAAAAATGAACCTAAGTTTAAAGAAGTAACAGAATCTTTAGGCGAAGATCAGCAACTAGATATAGAAAAACAATTAAAAAATAAAGGTAAAGTAACAAACAATCCTAGCAACATAGATGGTAAGGCATTGCCACCTTTAGTTACCAATCCTAAAGCAAGAGTATTTCCATATCTTTTTGAAGAGACTATGGGTGTAAAGCCAAGAGACTCGGTTATTGCTGAAAAATTAACAAGTAAAGAAAGAGTAAAAGAATTAAGTAATTTTGAATTAGAAGACGCAGTTAAGAGAACTGAAAAATATAGATTAACTAGCAAGCAAATAAAAAATATACAAGTTAAAAGATCAAAGTACGAAAAGGCAGCAGCAATAGAAAAAGAGTTAGATAGACAACTTATGGAAATGATGGAAGGCAAAGGGGTGCAAGGTAAACTTTTTGAAACAGACCCAGATGGCAAAGGTGGTGCAGCGTTTGAAAAATTATTATCAGCTAGAGACAAGGCTAGAGAAGAGGCAGCCAAATTTGTAGATAACAGATTAGACTTACATAATGGCCACATGAACGCTAAGAATGAATTAGAAAACAGAAAGCGTAGCCCAGAAAAATTTAACGAAAAAGAACAAGAAATAGCCAAAGAAGTAGAGGCAGAGCAGAGAAAAGAAGAATTAGAACTTAAAGAAACAATAGAGTACCATAAAAACAATTCAGAAAATGAGCGACTTGGGAAATATAGAACTAAAAAAGGCTATGTATTAACAGAACCACATCATATAGATAACTTTACCTTTGCAACTTATGGAGCACAGCTAGAAGGCATGCGTGATACTCAAGGTAAGGGTTATAGTCGTTTTTACTTTGGCAAACCAGCACCAAGATATAACAATGAAGTTATTGATTTTGTAAGTGATTTAGATATAGCTATCTATACAGTTGCAAAACAAATAGCAAATGGTACATCCAAAAAAAGTAAATCACATTATAAATATGTTGAGTTATTAGAAGATTTAGGTTTAACTAATAATCAAATAATGACTCGTTATAAAGAAATTATTGAAGAATTAAAAACTGGTAACTTTACTATTGAACCTCCAGAACAATATTTCTCATCTAAATTATTAAAAATTGTACAAGACTATGACAGAGGTATGGATAATATTGCTGGCAAGTATGAATACAATATTGACCCAGAAGACATAATTCGTAACAGAGTAAATAAAGCTAAAAAAGAATTAGACGACAAAATATATAAAGAATATCAAGATATAAATAACCCTAAAAAACCAGATGAATTTGGTACAAGAGAGCCAGATTTTAATATTGAAGATGAGGGCGGTGGTTTAGCAGATGATGAGGTTTATTTTGCTTTTACAGATTACGCAAGACATCAACTTGTAGGCTTAATGCAAGAGATAGAAAAAATATCTGGTATAGATTTTAAATTAGTTGCAGACCCAATAACAGCTGTACATGGTGCTAAAAGTTCTGCACAGTATGGAGTGCCAGTAGGAACAAAAATACAAGCAAGAGGTTTTTATAAGTCTGGTCAAGACCCTATGAAAGACTTAATTGTTTTATCAATGATACATGGACAAGACTTTGCCAGTTTTAGTGCTTTATCTCAGACTGCATATCACGAAGCGTTCCACAGGTTATTCCAAAGATATTTTACTAAGCAAGAGCATGCTTTATTAAAGAGTGCAGAACCTACTTTAAGAAGGTTAGCAGCTTTAGTTAAACCAAAAATGCACGATAAAATTATGGGCATAAATGGTCACAAAGCTATGGGCTTTGAAGAAATAGTTGCCATTTCTGCCTCTGGCTACAGAGAAGCAAGAGCGATATATGAGGGTAAAGCTGGTAAATGGGAAAAGGTATTAGAAAAATTTAGCGATATGGTTACAAGAGTTAAAAACTTTGTAACAGGAAAAGGATTTAGAACTTGGAAAGATTTATTTGACGATTCTTTCGAGGGCAAGATTCAAGCTAGAGGCATGACTCCAGAAGGAGCAAAGTTTAGAAATAACTCTATTGAAGAAACTAGCTTTGAAATAGATGCAGCTGAATTATCTAATTTATTCCAAGATAATCTTGAGGCATTGAACGAAGGAACTATAAGTATTGAGCAAATGATGAGTAATGTCAGAAGACCTTTGGTAAATAGAAAGTGGCAGAAGGCTGGCGTTTCTACTAAATACTATATTCCTACTACTAATAAAAGTTTTATAGCTGCTAATAAAACTATTAACCAAGCAATGGATGGAATTTTTGAAAGCGTGTTAAAAGAAAATGCAGAGTTTCCAGAGTTACCAGCAATACAGTTAGCTGAAATAACAAAGATGGCTGGACAGTTAATAACAGAAATAGATGGTAATGCAGATGAAATGATTAAAATTTTTAAGAAAGCACAGAAAGGTGATGTTATAGCACAAAAAGATTTTGTTTCTGCTATGGCAGTCAAGTTTTTAAGGGATGGTAATAACGACATGTTTTCTATGGCAGCACATAATTACAACAAAAATCCTTCCCCACAAAATGCTCAATTATTAATATCTACATTTGAAGATGCAGCAAAATTAAATGATGCTTATGCCAAGTGGGGCAGAGTAAGTGGACAAAGATTTAGATTAATGGGTCGTGAAGTTACTATTCGTGGAGAAAAAATGCAGCTTAATATTATGCCTCCAGATGCAGATATAAAAATTACAGGTGAAAGTAAATCTATAGATAATGCTATTGAAAAAGGATTAACTGAAGTAGATCAGGGGCTTGGTAATGGAGCATACTTTACTTCGGCAGAGCCAAGTATAGAAGGTGCAACAGACAGAACATTGCTAGGTAGTTTAAAGGAAACAGATATAGTCGATCTAGTTGAGGCTGGAATTACTGTCAAACAAATACTTGCAGAAATGAAAGTTAATGTTAATTATAAAAATACATTAAGTGCATATCAAAAAGAGGCTATAGAAAAATTTGTTAGAAAAATGGGTGTAGATGGAATAAGAATAAGAGGTGTAGATGTTGGATTAGAAAACGATATTATTTATATTCCTGATATAAATAGAGCTAACTCTGTTATTAATAGCAAGGCAGAAGTTATACCAGAAGCAAGACAGCCTATTGGATTAAATCAAGAAAGTTTTGAAAATGCACTAGCACAAGGTCAAAACATTCTTAAAAAAGTTATGAATGAAGACGCATATGAAAGTATATTTGATGGCAAACCAAATGGTGAAGCAAGACAAATACTACAAATACTTGCTGACATTAATCCATATATAACCGACCCAGATCATGGAGCTAAAATTTTACGACAAATTAATAAATCATTAGATGAACTAGGTTCTGGAGGTATGAGAGGTGAGGGTGTTGTTGATTTCTTTAGAAATATGATTTTCTTGGGTATTCCAACTTTCACTAGAGTCATGGTTGGTACATCCTTAAGGGCTAGATTAATGCCTATACAAAAACAAATAGGAGCAGACATTGTAGCAAGGTTAGGTAAAAACAAATTAAACAATACTGAACAAACTATGGTGCAAGTGCGTAAAGCATTGCAAGGTTTACAGGCACAAATGATGGCAGATGCACAATTAGGTAATGCTTTGTACCTAGCCCGAATGGCCTTTAAGCATGATATGAATTTTGGAAATATAGGTAAGGGTCAATTTGAATCCTCGATAGCTGGTTCAAGAAAAGTAAAAAGATTTGCTGTAGAAGAGCAGATGAATTTACCTAAAGAATATACACCAGCTACAAGAAAAATAACTGAAGTACCAAAAGGCAATGAATGGTGGTTAGACCCAAATAATTCAACTTTAAAATTATTTATGCACAGAGTAGGAAGTGTAGTTGGTAATTTTAGTAGTAGGACATTTTCTTCTTTAGATACCTTAATAAGTACTGGTACAGTTATTGCTCAAGAAAACATAAGACATGCTGAAAATATTTTATTAGATAGATTTTTAGCTGGAGTAGATATTACTGACCCTAAAGTCGTTCACGAAGCTATGAAAGAAGCACAAGAATTGACCAGAAAATCTATGGTCGATGTACAAATGGCAAATGGTGATGTAGTAAAAGGAGGTTATTTTGATTCTGAATACATGCAAGATACAGCAAATTATCTAGCTTTTACAGATGATATAAACGTATCTAAGAAAAAAAGAACAAGAGAATATGCCTTAAGAAGAGCAAAGGAAAAAGGTATTACTGACCCTATGGAAAGAATAGAATTTATAGATAATTATTTAGCTTTAGATAATCCACTATCAGGTCGCAGACAAACTAAACAAGCTAACGATTTACTGCCAGCTGGAGCACAAGAGAAAACTCCTTTAGGAACTTTCTCCAGAGGTGGCAACAAAGTAACAAGTCTTCAGACAGGCCCATTAAATTTATTATCACAGGCAGTTAATATGGCCACTACAAATGTTCCTCCTGTTGGTTTAATTTTTCCTGTAAATAGAACTCCTTTAAACATAGTTAAAGGCTTATTAAGGATGTTACCTGTAGGCAATAATTTTGTTGATAGTTACTGGAGAGATATTAACTCTGAAGATTTATTTGTCAGAGAAAATGCTATTGGTGAATTAGTTGTAGGCGGTATGGTAATGAGTGCTGGTATTGGTCTTATAGGTTCTGGAGCTATAGAAGTTACTGGAGGTTATGGCTTTAACAGAAAAAGAAGACAGTTAATGTTAGATCAAAAAAGACCACCTTGGTCTATTCGTTTTAGAAAGTTTGATGGTGATTTTACAGAATGGTTTAACCTTGAAGCGTTTGATACGTTTGGAACTTTGCTATCTGTAGCTGCTACATACAAAGACATGTTAGAAACTATGCCAATAGAACAATATACGTCTTTGGATTATACAGACGCTATGGCTATACCTAGTGATGAAAAAATTAATAAAGACAATAAGATACAAGAAATACAAGATGTCACAATTCTTATGTCAGCACATATTCTTAGACATATGAACGCTTTAGGTGGAACTGTATTTACAACATTAACTGGACAATTAGATAAGAATATTTTTAAACCATTAAATGACATCAACATGCTTATAAGAGAATTTGGTGCTGGAGATAAAGCCTTAACTAATATTACAAGTGGCAAGAAAAGTGCTTTAGGTAATTTTATGAGCAAGAAATTAGCTGGATTTAACCCACAGTTTTTAAGAAACTTTAGACAAGGGATGGATAACAACAGAAGAGTTGTACCACATAGCGAAACTCCTATATGGGGATTTGTCGAGAATACAATGAATGGAATATTAAAAGATGTTCCGTATTTTAATTACCTATACGAACCTGAGATTGATGAGATTATGGGTGTACCAAAAACTTATGCCTTACCTTTCCAGTATGAATCTATAAAGAGTCCAATAATAAGAGGGGCAATAGCAATGCTTAATCCTATGACAACATTCCGACCTACTCAACAAAAAGATTATGGTATTGAAGGTACGATATATACCGAACTTAATAGGTTGCATGGCAAAGGTGCATATCCAAGATTTATAACTAGAAATATTTTAAGTAACGCAAAGGGCGATCAATTAGACGATGTTGAATTTAATAAGATGAAAGAAATATTTGCGACAGAAGTTAAGCTAGACCCTTACAACACAGGGAGAAAAATGACATTTTCTGAAGCATTATATTATTTAATTACACAGAACCAAGATTATTATTTAGCTAGAGATATTGACCCTGATCTTGTTTCTACTTCAATTTCTCAAGGATATGACCAGCCAGAAAGAATATCTAATCAAAGAATGTTAACTAAGTTAGGATTAATTATGGACTTAGCCAGAAAATATAAAAAAGAAGCAAAAGATATATATATTAAGAAATATCTTAGGAATGAAAAGTCTATGAATATTGGATTAAATGAATTAAATAATCGTAATATTGCAAAAGCAGATAAAGATAGCCTACCTATTTATGGTGCAAGTGTTAGTCTTAATGAATGGAGGGAGATTATTAATTCCTAGCTATGCCATTTGCTCAATTTAAAGGTACTGGTGACAGTAGCACAGTACAATTTCAAATACCATTTCCTTACGTCAAAAAAGATCACATTATTGTGTCGCTCGATCAGGTTCAGAATACAAACTTTACCTATATTAATGACACTACTATTGTTTTTTCTCCTCTTAGCTCAGTAGCTACAGCTACGCAAGAAACATCTGGAGCTCCAAAAACAGGAGTAGAAATAATTATTAGTAGAGAAACTCCACTACTTAATGCGTTGGTTGACTTTGTAGATGGCTCTACTCTTACAGCTGCTGACCTCGATACAGCTGTATTGCAGTTGCTATATGGATTACAAGAGGCAAAAGATGATACAGATGCTGGTATTAACTTCACACCTGTAGGACTAGATGCAAGTAATAACCCAATAATTAATGTTCAAGACCCTACAAATGACCAAGACGCTACAACTAAAAAATATGTAGATGACAATATTGCTGGTTTTCTTAAGACAGATGGCTCTGTGCCTATGGTCGGAGACTTTAATGCTGGTGGTAAAAAAATAACTAACGTGGAAACAGCGACACTAGATACAGATGCAGTCAATTTATTACAACTTAATCAGGGTATATCTACTGCAAATACGGCCCAAACAGCAGCAGCCCAATCGGCAACTCAAGCTGAAGGTTATAAAGATGAAACTAAAGTATTTAGGGATGAAGCTGAAGGCTTTAAAGATAGTGCAGCAGCTTCGGCAGTTACGGCAGTTAACTTAGCTCGTAGATCAATATTTGTAGGTTTTAAAAAGCTAAGTGACGGAACATTGCAAATGACATATAATGAGGCCAGCGATACTACTGTTTACAAAGCAGAAGACTTCGTACAAAATGGAGGTAGTCACGCCTTCTTTTTAGGCGAAGATGTATTATCTACTACTG